TAAGGAATTAAGAGCCACCATAAATGAACGTCTTAACCGTGTAGCAGATATAGTTAACGGTTCAAATGAAAGCTTTATTGTGTGGGTTGGGCATGATGAGGAGGGGCAATATCTTCGTAGTCTAATACCGGATGCGGTGGAGGTAAAAGGGAGCGATAACAAGGGGTTCAAAAAAGAAAAATTGTTAGGCTTCGGTAGTGGTGATTTTCGTGTACTGATTACAAAGTTAAAGATTGCCCAATTCGGGCTAAATTATCAGAACTGTCACAACCAAGTCTTTGCATCGCTTGATTTTTCTTTTGAGGCTACTTATCAGGGCATAAGACGTTCATACCGATTTGGGCAAAATAGCGAGGTTAATATTTATCTGATTGCCACAGATACGATGCAGAATGTTCGCAAATCATTTGATGAAAAACAAACAGCTTTCCTCTGTATGCAAAAATCAATGACGGAAGCGATGAATAGGAATATCAACAATAATATAAAATTAAGGAAAATGGAAATAGCAAAAGGGTATTTGTCGGAGTATTGCGACATACGTTTGGGGGATTGCGTGCAACAGATACAAGGTGTACCGGATGAAAGTATTGGATTTTCTATATTCTCACCGCCATTTGCCGAGCTATACACTTACTCTGATAAGCTGGAAGATATGGGTAATTCAAAAGATTATAAAGAGTTCTTTACCGCCTTTAAATACCTCGTAAAAGAGCTGTATCGCGTTATGTGGAGCGGCAGAAACGTTGCAGTTCATTGCATGGATTTACCGATACAGAAAGGTAAAGAGGGATACATCGGATTGAGAGATTTTTCCGGCATGATATTGGAGGCATTTGCTGAGGTGGGGTTTGTATATCATTCCCGTGTTACAATATGGAAAAATCCGGTGACAGAAATGCAACGTACTAAGGCATTAGGCTTACTTCACAAGCAGGTTAAAAAGGATGCAGCAATGAGCCGTGTGGGTATTCCTGACTATCTTATGATATTTCGTAAGGATGGCGAACATAAACATCCGGTACATTGCAACATACCCGTAGACACTTGGCAGAAATACGCTTCGCCCGTTTGGATGGATATAGATTATTCCAATACGCTTAATGCTGCAAAAGGTAGAGGTGAGAATGACGAAAAGCATATCTGTCCGTTACAACTTGGCACTATTGAACGGGCTATAACGCTTTGGAGCAATGAGGGAGACACAGTTTTAACTCCTTTTCTCGGCATTGGTTCGGAGGTGTATCAGTCTATTAAGCTTGGACGGTTTGGGATTGGCTTTGAGTTGAAAGAAAGCTACTTCAACGAAGCGATAAAGAACTGCAAGCAGGCAGAACAAGACAAATCACAGAAACAATTATTTGAAGCTATATAAGAAAATGGAACATCTAACACATTGGAAAAATCAATTCAACTATGACTATTTGGGCGTATACTCTTTGCCCGATGGAAAGGACATCATACTAACCATTAAAGAGACAAAAAAAGAAGTAGTTACCGGAGTGAATGGACAGAAAAGCGAGTGTTTTGTAGCCTATTTCCATGAGAACGTAAAGCCTATGATATTGAATAAGACCAATTGTAAGGCTATTGAAAAGATGTACAAGACACCGAACATTGAAGAATGGGTAAACAAGCAGATACAGATAGGCGCAGCCCGTATCAATGCGTTCGGAGAGACAACGGACTGTTTGCGGGTTCGTACATTTATTCCGAAGCCCGCAGATACAGATACACGTGTTCCGGTTGTAACTGGTTCAGTTGTGTGGCAAAATATCATAGACGGACTTAAAAGCGGCTATACGCTTACGCAAGTTTCTGAAAAGTATAAATTGATAAAAGAACAAATTAAAGAATTGCAGAAATATGAAATCAGTAGCAATTAAATCCCCAGAACAAAAAGAGTATGAATGGAAAGCTAAGCGTCATGGGAAAATAACGGCATCTACTTTGCCCAATTTGATGAAAGCGGGAAAGGGCGTACCATTTGGAAAAACATCATTGGATGAACTGTATATAGTCCGATATGAACGCAGGACGGGTGTAACTCGTGAGAATGGAAGTAGTAAGGCGTTTGACTGGGGACGTGACAACGAACCGTTAGCGGTCGAATGGATACGCGCTCAGCTAATAGATGAAGTGAAGTCATGTACTACAGACTTTCCCGACATTGTATTTAATGAACCTTTTTCCGGATTTGGTGATAGTCCCGATTTTTATGTATATGGCACTGATGGAGAAGTAAAAGCAGTAGGAGAAATAAAGTGTCCAATGAGCCAAAGCAAGATAGAGGCTTTACAGTTCCTTACCGGAATTACAGAAAAGGATGAATATTATTGGCAGTTTTTGGGGCACTTTGTCGGCATGCCCACTGTTCAGACATTGTATTATGTAGCCTATGATGGTTACAATAATGATGGACGTATTATTGTAATGAACCGTGCAGACCATGAATCGAACATTAAGAAGTTAACAGAACGGATTAAACTGTCAAATGAAATGGTGGAGTGTTCGTTAAAGACTGGATTAGATTTACCGGATTGTATCGAACTGGCTACATCTATCATGCTTATTCATTTGCAAATAGAGGAACTTGCTAAGGTGAAAACTGGTAATGTCCCGGTACAAAATCAAATCTTTAAATTAAAAAAAGAAATACGCAAAATGATTGCGGATAAAAAGATTACTAACAAATAAAAAAAGGAAATTATGTATCATAGTTGGTTTGAAAGCAAAGTCCGTTACGAAAAGACGATGGAGAACGGAAAAAATAGAAAAGTAGTTGAGCCATACCTCGTTGATGCGCTTAGCTTTACGGAGGCGGAAGCGCGCACAATAGAAGAAGTCACTCCGTTTATTTCGGGCGAATTTTCCATTATGGCAATAAAACGCGTTGCCTATGATGAAACGTTTTTGAGTGATGGTGACCGCTATTTCAAATGTCGTATCGCATTTGTTACACTTGATGAAAAGACTGGTGCAGAGAAGAAAACAAAATCTAACATGCTTGTACAAGCTAATGGCTTACAAGAGGCTAAAGATTATTTAGTAGAACAGATGCAAGGATGTATGGCGGATTATATCATTGAAATGGTAAAGGAAACCGATATAGAGGATGTTTACCCGTATGAAGCTAAAGAGGAAAAGAAGTAAGAGAAGAATAGCGGTATGGTGTCGAACTAACCGACACCATATTTATAAATGGAAAATGATATGTCGAAATATAACAATGTCAAATATGGCGGATGTGATAGTTTAAGAGAATATAGGCGGTTGAAAGAACTCGAACTGATGCAGAAAAAAGGTCTTATATCCAGCTTAAAAAAACAAGTTCCGTTTGAATTGATACCCTCTCAACGTGAAAACCCGAACAACCCTAAAAGTAAGCTATTGGAGCGCTCTGTAAAATATATAGCTGACTTCATGTATCTACGAGAAAAGGATAAAGCTTTGGTTGTCGAGGATGCAAAAGGCATGAGAACCAAAGAGTATATAATCAAAAGAAAATTGATGCTGTATGTACATGGCATCGCAATAACGGAGGTATAATGGTTAAGAATAAAACAGTAATTCAAGGTCTTACAAAAAGGTGTATCAACTGTATCAATGCAAGTAAGCCAAAAGGAGTTCCGGCAGTTATTAAATGTGGCTTGTGTAGTAGGATGTTTGTTGCCAATGCAGTACGTAGCTGTGAGTTCTACGCTAAAAAAACACGATAACCATGCGAGACAGTTTTGTCTTTTACAGAAGCTTCTACGATGCAATAAAAGATTTGCCGAGGGATGTTCAGGGTGAGATTTATACAGCTATAATGGAGTATAGTTTATATGGTAAGGAAACTGAAAATTTAAAGCCAATTGCGCGTAGTGTGTTTATATTGATGAAGCCTCAGATAGATGTAAATAACAAACGGTTTGAGAATGGGAAAAAAGGGGGTAGACCTAAAAGCGAAGAACAATCTAATAACAACCAAGAAGAAACCAAAGAAAAACCAAGTAATAACCAAAATGAAACCAAAAGCAAACCTAATGTAAATGATAATGTAAATGATAATAAAGAATATAATTCTAACGAATTATC